CTAATCTTACGGTGGCGGTCGGGATCTGGAAGCAGATCAAAGTCAAATTGAATCATTAGATTCTCCTAGTTGTACGTGGAAGGGCACGATCCATTATATAGGCTAGTCATAATCAGGATCAACTGGTTCTGGTGGTTTCTCGATAACATATCTACCGAAAGCCAACCTGGTTTTTTTCAGCTTAGGAAAGGGAGCAGGAGGCCAATCTGGATTAATCCAAGTCGACTTCTTACGAGGGGAACAGGAGGTATTAATTATAAAGAAACGTTCACGAGGTACCCCAGCCTGCTTGCGAGCCTTATTAATATGCTGCCACAGGAAGAGACCGTATTCGTCTTCTGGAGTACTCTCATAGGTTTTATCCTCTGAGGCGTAACCATCTTTATCTTTAATATAGAAATATACTTTAACAGGCATATACCTATTATAGGCTATACCTTATTCAACGTCAAGCGTTCCTTCGTCAGAAACGGCTTTTTTCTTAGGTTTTTTTACCGTTCTCTTATCAATATCAATGTTATCTACCTGCTTTCGCATCATTTCTACAATGGAATTCGCGAATTCTTCATTACCATCAGAATGTGCTATCAGCATATCAATATCAATGTTTTCAAGTAACTTGTATTTTGTGGCTTGCTGTTTCTTTTCTTTCTGTATACGTCTTACGAACGCAAAGAAAGTAATCTGGGTAAAGTAAGCAAAGGGGTTCATACCTCTTTCGGGATCAAACTTCTCAACAGCTGTCAAGCAGTTCTCAATCCCGTCGGAGATCATATCGTCTTTAAACGTATAATTAATAAAGTTAGCTTTATACGAGAGGTGGGTGGCAATCTTGAGAAAACACTCACCAATATATTCTGTAACTCTAGGCTTTTCTAGATTACCCTCTTTTGCCTCTAAGACCTTTTTACGATACTCAACTAAAGCTTCAAAAAACTTTTTATTGTCGACGTAATGGGCAGGGGCTTTTTTAGTGGAGGGTACGTTCTCCACTACTTGACCAACTATCATTATCTTCCTCCTCGGAGATTTCATTATCACTACTATCGTCATCACCCGAGAGTGCTTGTTCAATATCTTCTTCTGTAGCCATTTTTAAACTATCGTACTCAATAATAAATTGCTTATATTGAGATTCAGCTTTCTCTAACACATTAGTTACAATTACAACGTTGCGTGCAGGAATTCTTAAAACTTCTTTTGCAGACATCTTAAGCCAGGGCTGCATAATGTAGGATTCAATAACCCCCCCGGCATAAGGCATCTTCATAGAGTGAATTTCAACTGGCTCAGAAACTTCAATATATTTCTTATCAGCCAGATCCATACACTCATCTTCAGTGGAGACAATTAAATTCTCCCCACTGGTTAATTTTAAAAACTTACAGTACATTATAGAGATACCTTTACTAATTTGTAGTCAAAGTGCTCATCATTATAGGTCTTAATTCTCTCGATCATATGTAATAATGTATAGTTCTTTCTTGCTTTCCAAGTCAGATCATCACCAATATCATATAGATTACAAAACGTCTTTGCATCACCTTTTCGTAAACCTCTACCTACCGATTGTAGATTTCTAATTTTAGACTTCGTAGGAGATGCAAATATAATATTATGAAGATTCCTAATATTTATACCTGTAGAAAACGTACCGTAGGATGCAACAATAATAGCATCGGTCTCTAACTCTGTAATGCGTCTGATATCTTCTCTATCGGCAGTCTCAGTACCACCGAATACAAAGAATACTTTTCTATCCCCAGCCTTAGCCTTAATCATATCAAAAAGTATCTGTCCATGTTTCTCTACATACTGAAATAGTACCAAAGAGTTACCAGTTTGTTTAAGAGCAAGATTACGAATGAATTTATTTCTAGGCTCGTACCCACAAAGAAAGTCCATCTCATCGGGGTACTTATTATCTTTACAAACCTTTTTTACATCATCAGGATACTGAAGTACAAGGCCAAAGATTCTTAATTCAGCCAATTGATCGTTATCCATCAATTGCTTGGTAGATGTTACCTTGTATACGGAACCGAAAAGACCTTCTAATACTAACCTGTGTGTCTTTGTACCATCTAACGTACCTGTAGTACCGATACGATAAGGGGTATTAACCATCTTATGCATGATACCAGTTAAGGACTTTGCCTTAAAAGTATGCGCCTCATCTCCATAGACTACCTGATAGTTCTCGAAAAACTTCTTAGGTAGTTCGTAAACAGATTGCCATGTGGATATTACTATTGGTAAGAGGTTCTCTTTAGAATGCCCTGAATATATACGTGAGCAAGATTCTGATACTTTCCATCCATTGTTTTGAGAATAAGATTGGAAATCTGCGTACATTTGCTCGACCAAAGAGGTCGTAGGGACCAGGATAAGCTGGCGCCTTCCAAACTTTTCATTCCAACGGAGTAGACAGTAGATGATAAGAGATTTACCGGAACCTGTTGGGGACAGAAGAAGGCGTCTTCCATCGGTAATTGCTCTATAAACTGCATCGAGTTGATAATCTCTGATGGACTCGCCACCGGGGAGTGATAGGTTAAGTTCATTAATAAATTCTTTCAATTGTTCTATTGTTACTGAATCAGATTGCTCAATATACTCACTGTAGTCAATTGTATATTGATTAACCTCGGCAAAATGCTCTAGATAACTTTTTAAACCAACATATAACTCTTTTGTAAACATAGAGAAAAGTCTAATCTTACCATCCCATAACTTGTTACGAAAGAGAGGATGAAACTTAGCGCCTGGAGCATCAAAAGAAAAATGGTCAGCCAACTCCTGTGCAATACTAGGATCTGATTGAACGGTTAAGTAGACATTATTTTTCTTTTTAATTGCTATATCAGCCATATTATTCTTGTGGAATTAAATTACCAGATACAGAAATTCTATAATCGTCACTCGTATAAAACGGTGTTACCATATGCTCTAACCATGAGGGGAATATAATCATTTGACCCTCAAATGTACTATCAACATTTATATTATATTTTTGCAGATACGAGTGTTGTGGGGTTGTATATACAAAAGTAAAAACTGGATTTTTTACTGTGTTACCTTTAAAGTGCGGAAGTTTACTCTCCTCTTCAATTTTATATGGTATATTAACCCAGTAAACAAAACTTAATCCACTTGGGGGATTATGATGGTGTAGCGGATTAAATTCATGTTTCTTTTGAAAATTAATCCAAACATCAGGGGTATTTTTATTATGCCTATTTTGAACAGATATAGTGTATTTTTTTTCTGCATGTTCTGGTTTATTTTGTAAACGCCAATATTCAGGTATTATTTTATCAAAAAACTGATTTAAAATTGGAGCTACATTGGGAAACGAATATTCATGTTCAATAGAACCTGCAAGGTTATTATTATAAGGTACCTGATCTTTAAATTTTGATGATAAAATTAAATCAATTTCTTTTTTTGTGATACTCATTATATCCGATGGAACGTTACAGCTTACAAAACCTAAAGAATATAGTGGGTTATAATTTAATACGATTTTTTCCATTACATCATTCCATTAGTAAATTTTGCCCATTCAATACCTGATTTAATATCCCAGGTTCGAGAGTTAAGTGATCTAATTATTTGTTCCAAGGTATAGATAGTAGTCTTAAAGTATTCTATCTTATCTTGTAACTCAATTAACTTATCATCGCATTCAAGTAATTCATCCATTTCATTCTTTAATGGCTTATTACCTTGATATTGTGACCAACCTTCATCCTCTAATTCTTGCTTAGTCATCTCACCCCTGAAGTATTTGTACTTTAAACGTCTGGTGTTAAGGTACTCAGACTCTGCCTTACGTAACTGTAACTTGGTCTTAGATAAGACTGTAATATATTTTGCGTGGAGGATAGGAACCCGGGCAGCTTCGTGCCCAAGGTTCGTTTCATTGATAGGAGCGTCTTTAGTCCACTCCTCCGTCAATTCACTTAGTTTCATAATGTAGTTAGTTAACTTTATTCAGGAAGATCTAAAGTTAAAATCTCTTCTCTCTTCTCTTCCGGCTGAGGTCCAAAGCTGATAATAGCTTCTGGGTTACCCTGGAAGCAGAAGTGACCGTAGTGATTTAGAGAAATAGAAGGGTCAAGCCAAACATCACCACCAATTTCTTGCCAGCGACGGCAGAACGTATAGTCTTCAGATAGATAGCGGCGATCAATTGGGTCGATCATAGTATCGAACAATGCGTAGAAATGATCTTTCAAGTCAGCATTGGCGATGTTAACGTCGTTGTTATACTTGAGTTCAGGGTAAGCCTTAATCATCTTAAGAATAGCTTCACGGCTAATCATCATGAAACCTGTACCAGCATCATGAAGTTTAATCAACCCGTTTTCGACTCCAATGGTCTTGGTTTCTTTATTTACAAACTTAAAGTTAATAGCATAATCAGAACCGAAAGATGCCATATCGCGATCGGACAACTCTTTACCTTTATTTGCAGGATCAGTTAAGTTAGCTCTAATCTTATCCCAGGCAACACCCTTCTTAGGATATGCACCTACAACCACGTCCTTCTTGTGAGCGTAGAGCTTTAAGATGTCTTCTGTCTGGAACTCAATATCGGCATCAACAAACATAAGATGGGTATAATCAGATGCAAGAAAGTAGGCTACCAATACATTACGCGCACGAGTAACCAAGGACTCGTTAGCAATAGTACCGAACGCGAGAGGGATTTGATGACCGTTAAAGAATGTCATCATCTTGATAACAGACCGGAAGTAAGGTTCGTTTAGCTGACCACCATAGCATGGTGTAGCGATAAAGAATTTGTTTTTACGAATCTCTTCAACAGAAAGTTGAACTTGCTTAGTTGCCATAATTTAGCTCCAAAAAAGAATTATAATACTTCAATATCAAATAGTTTATATTTAAAAGAAGCGATGCCTACGAAATACTCAACCGAGGAAGACGTTATATCAAAATCAAGAGCTTCCACAGAGATAGGGAAAGTATCTTTAAAGTTAATATTAGTCTTCGGTACGTTGTTACTATCCAATATAGTTAAAGTTGCATCTGAGTAGGCTATAGCAGTTGAGCCCCCAGAAGCATCTCTTACAAAAGGAAACCTATTTAACCGTTCTCCAGTAAAATTTCTATATTGATTATAGTCGTTTGGAAAGCCAAGTGCAACTAACCATTCGTATAACTCAATATAATTTGACATATCTTCAGTAATTAAAAACCGAATTGTAAAATCTCCAAATAAATTTTTATCTCCTACAACAGGAATATCTAAAAATGGAGTTGGTTGTGTAGCAAAACCTAATGTCAGACCTGGTAAATTAGCTGATTGACAGGTAAATGCAACGCTTGGTAAATTCTTAATAGAAAACCTAAAAGCGTTCGGTCTAAGATAGTTAACAACGGGGGTAGTCGTTATACTACTTACATCACTTAATATTGTTGAAAGATTGGCTGTAAACATTTTTTGTTTCCTTTACAATATTTATAAACAAAAAAAGGGAGCCTAAAAAGCTCCCTTTTAACCCGTTTACGGGATCCGTTCTTATCGACGGCTTTAGATTACATCAAGTTAGTAACCTTGGTGCGACGATAGTACTGGTTACGGTTCGCAGTAAAGGTGGATGCATCAGCAGCACCGCCTGCAGAAGTTGTAACGTAGGGGTTAGCAACCATTCCGTAACGTGTCTTAAAGCCAATTTTTGGCTGGAAGCTGTTAGGATCAACTGCGCGAACCATTTGCAATGGAACGTAAGGGCAGTAGAAAATACCGGCGTCATAAGGTGATGTACCTTTGTATCCAGCAACATAGAACTGGCTTGCAGCACCGAGGTTGGCAGAATAAGGATCAACATACACTTTAAAGCGACCATTCAAAACACCAGCAAATGTATTGCCAGTATCATCAACGTTCAAGTTAGTGGACAATGCAGGAGTGTAATCCAACACTCCGGCCATGGCCAATGCAGAAGCTACGTCAGCAGAGCAAACAATAAAGTTAGCTTTACCGCGACGAGTATCTTGACCAATGTGGTTAGCGTCACGCTCGATGTTAAACAACAAGCCTTTGAAGCGTTCAACAGACCAACGACCGTTTGAGTCAACGTCAAGGTTAAATGTACCGGCAGTAGCAGTAGCAGGGGAACCTGGCTTAGCAACTGTATAGATAGTACGAACAACTTCGCGGTTAATTTCAAACATAA